TAAAAAAAATTCAAAATTTATTGCCATTAGACGTTTATTTGTTCAAGATTAAGTTTCCTAGAAGACCAGTGTTAGATTTTATGCTATATAGAAACGCTAAGCGAATAGAATGGAAAGAAAAGCAATATTGTCAGCTCCATAGAGACTATTGTTCTATTCTAGTTCAATCTGATAAAGTACCTGAGTTTCTGCCAATAACTAGATGTAGCCGCGAGTATCGGACGAAGGAAGAGATGATTCTAGATATCTATGGAGAAATAGTATCCTGGTATTATGTTCGAGATGCAAATTTGCACCGACGACAGATTGCTCATTGGGGTGATTTTGTTAATTTTTATAGGGATGCTTATACTAGTGTCTCTCAAATAGCACTTAAGCCAATAACGAATCATGTCAATAATCCTATGCAGACGTTTGTAGAAGTTCCTGAGTATATGCGGGCTATAATTCGCCGCGTTACTGAATTTTATTTTCGACGTGCATATGGTTTGGTATCTATTGATTGTAAAGTTGGTTCATTAAAAGAGTTGTGCCTTAAAAGATTAGCATGGGATAAAATTATATATGAGAAGGTTGCTGAATGTGAGCAAGTCATTTTTACCACTAATGATGTAAGTCCTGCGAAATTAACTAGGTTATATAGAGAGTTTAATGTTGATGGAGCTATGCGTGGATCGTCTTTTGCTATAATTCGTCATTTAGTTGGTCCTGCTCTTCGACGATTAGAATCATCTTTACAATGTGATAGCAGGGTTGGTACCATGAAGTTTCAGTATAGTCCAAAAAATTTGTTTGAATATATTAAGACTGGAACTTCAGGTGGTATTCTTCGTGGGGCTTCAAGTTCAGTAGAAATAGATGGTACTCCTATTAAATTAAAAAATTCTGGAGAAAAATATTTTCATATTGAAGCTTCTATGCGAGAATTTCATCGATTTATTATTAATACCAGTAAAGGCATTTTTTATTATTTTCTTCCTTTATGTGTTACTAAGTTAAAACAAGAATTTCGTTTTTTGTATGCAAAGAAAACTGAAGAAATGCCTATGGCGGAAAAGAAGACTCGAGAGTTTTTTATACCGGATGTTTTGATGGTTTTTTTGAGTACGCTATTGTTTGCATTGAGAATGATATTTGAGCGAGGTGATGTTATTCGCATTGGTATGAAGAATTGGCATGGTGGTGCGTGGGAGCTTGCGAAGTTTATGAATTATGATAACGATGATCTTTTTTGGGTAGATGGTGATATAGAGGGTTTAGATAAAAAAATTAAAGATTGGCAATTATATCTCTATATTATATCAGGGTCTCGTTATTATGATTGGAAGAATATGAATAGGAGTCAAGCGCAAATGGTTCGATATTTAATAAAAGTTCTTGCTTATCATATTTCTAATAAAGTTGTTCTTCATGCAGGTGGTTTTTGGCGATTTATGCGCGGTATTATGTATTCTGGAGGTAAAGAAACTTCCCATGGGGATAGTTGGATTATGGCTCTTATTTTTAATATGTATATTCAATGGATAATTACTCGTTATCCATATTTAGCAGGTCTTTTAAATGAATTAATGGATAAAGGTTTTTT